CCACGACTGTCGCGTCGACGACGACGACGTTCGTGTCGCCCCCGCTGACGAGGATGCCGTTTGTGGTCGCCTCGATCGCCACCTTGCGGAAGTGCAGCGGCACGAGCAACACAAGCTTCATGCCGTTGGCGGTTCCAATGACCGCGTCGTCGTGCAGGAACTCGCCGAAGTCGTCCTTGAACGCGAGCATGGCATTCAAGGCGCCGTTGAGGGCGAGCTTGAATTCGGCGACCGTCGGAGTCGCCGCCGCGACGATGCCGGACGTAAGATCGTTGTCCTGCGCTCCCGACTCGCCCCAGGCGTGATCGGTGTCGAAGAACGCCTGGCCGTCGAGACACAGGTCCGTCGTCGCCCCAGGGATCAACGTCCCCAGGAGCAACTTGTCGGGGTGCCGAGCCGCCCGTACGCCGAGATTCTGGAACGCCGGGCCGTAAATGGCCATGCGATCGTCGCGGATGCGGGTCTTCTCGACGCTGATGCCCGATTCCCAATGCTTGTTTTCGAGCGTGAACTTGGCGGCACGCAAGGTGTCGAACCGGCGAGCGCCGATCCACTCACGCACCTGCGGCACGGCGCCCAGCAGGCCGTATTCCTCGTCGTAGCCGTCGCTGGGGATGACGGTGCAGAGCTCCGGGTAAAACGGCGTGGTTGCCCGCACGGCGTTGTCGAACTTAGCGGTAAGGCTGCGGAGTTTGGCAACAGCAGCCGCAGAGTCAAGAGACATGGAACTTTTCCTTGTGAATGTTGTGAATGCCGCGACGCTGCGGCCTGCTGTTTGAACTCAAGATTCGATTCGAATCCCGGCTTCGCTTAAGTGACCAGCGGGCCGGTGTCGCGCTCGCCGAGGCCGGCGATCGCAACCCACACTTGGGTCGTCGACACGACTTCGGTGATGATTCCGACCGGCACGAGGTCGGTCGCCGTTTCCGTGATGGTGTAGTTGTCCGATGCGTACACCGCCTTGCCGATGTCCGCGGCGGCGGCCGAAGTCGTGTTGAGCGTCAGCAAAAATTCGCCGTCGACCCAGACCTCAGCCTTCTTCGCGGCGTCGGCGCCGGCCGAGTTGTCGACCTGATCGACGACGATGCCGCCGAACGAGCCGTTCTCGACGACAGCACCCGCGAAGTCGCCGCCGGCGTCCTCAAAGCACATCGTGCCTTCGTAGAGGATGGTGCTCGCGGCGACCGGCACCTTGCGGCGCTTGGTGGCGCCCCGCATTTTGATCTGCTGATTGGCAGTGACTGCCATGATGAAGTTCCTTGTTTACGGGCCTTGTTTACTGGTTAATTGCCGTCGACCGTCAATGCGGAACGAACGCCGTTTGAACTAAGCGGCTTCGGCCGACTTCGGGGCAAGCAGCTCGGCCCCATCGTCGATCTTGCGGCTCGTGATGTACTCCTGAAGGCTGAGCCCCATGTGCGTGAAGGACGCGAGGTTCTTCTGGTACTCGGCCTTGTACTTCGCCTCGGGATCGTCCGACTGCTGGCCGCTGTCCTTGGTGAGCCCGTTCTTCGCCAGGGCCAGGTCGCCGATCGCGGCTTTGGCTTCCAGCAACGAGAGCCCTTTCTCGACCCAGCCGGTGGCGAGCTTCTCCCACTCGTCGAGGCCGGTGTTCTTGGCCAGGGCCTGCAACTCGCCGCACCGCTTGCGCTCGGCGGCCTGGATCTCAGACACGCTAAGCGGCGCGTCGTCGGTCTTGTCCGCCGGCTTGATGGCGGCGATCTTCTGGTCGACCAAACCCAGCAGCTTGGTGCTCAGCGTCTCGCCGAACGTCTTGAGCGTCGAATCGAGGGCCTCTTGGGTCAGGGCGGCCGGGGGATTACTAGCGGTGGACATATCGTCCCTTTCACTGTTGCCCTGTCCGCCGAACCGGCTGGCCAGGTAGGTATCAAGAAAGCCGAGTGAGCGCGACCGGATGACCTCCGGAGTTGCGTCGGCAAACAGTTGATTCAAAGCGTGCGTGAGTTGGCGAGGCGCCGTCTCGATCGACAGCGGAGAATCGCCGAAAAAGCCGCCGCGGGTGGCGGCAGGTTCGTCGACAACGTCGCCGGCGACTAGTCGCTGAATTCGCATCGGCTGGAAACCGTCGTCGCGTTCGTCCTTCTCCATCGCCGTCTCGTTGACGAACGGGAAGATCGACACGCCGAAGGCATCCGGCTCGTCTCTCGCCATGTCCATGACATACTGGCCGCGACCGCCAGACTCGCCGCGGAAGGCGATCGGCGACAAGTGCAGGTCCGCCAATACCGTGGCGCCGTCCGCCGAGAGGCGAAACTTCTTCCAGCGGCCAAGGAACGATCCGAGGCCGTCGCTGCTCATGTTCGGGTGCGTCCAGCGGGCCTTGAGCCCCTTGGCCGGCGCGTTCCCCAGTTTGACGACTTGCGAAAGCGTCGTGTCGTCGATGAACATCTTGCGGACGTCGCCCTCGTTGAGCGCGCCGCGCTGAATGATTGCTACGCCGTAGATCGTTCGGCGCTGCGTGTCGAGTCTGGCGTCGCCCGGCAAGCCGCGGAGCGGCCGCAGCGGGTAATCGAGTCCAACGGCGGGTGGTTTGGTGATCGTCTTCACGCTGCCGCTCCAGTCTCTTGGCGTTTGCTGTTGGCGTCCGACGATTCCTGGTTGCCGTCGCCGCGCTGCGTCGGAGCGCCGCTAGACGGCTTGTCGCGGCCCATCTGCGGCATGGTCGTATTGATCCCGAGTTCTTCCATTTCCTCGCGGTTGCGCTGAATGCGGGCGTAAACCTTGTCGGCCGGCTGCCCGTTCTTGCGCTCAACGAAGTCAGAGTGCGGCTTGACGCCGGCTTCGATCATCGTGAGATCGTTGCGATCCTCTCGCGGCGGATCGATCGACATCGAGGCCGGCGGGATAATGCGGGCCGACCAGTAGAGCCACGGGGCCGATCGGTATGCGCTTTGGTCGATGTCAAGAATTGGAGCGACCCCAGTGACCGCCCGAGTAATAAAGTTTCGGTAGATCGCCATGAGCGTCTTGGCGTGGCCCATCTGCAGCACGTCGACGGTAGCGTCTTCGATGTTGAACAGCACGCGACCGGTCGAGTAGCTGAGGTTCTTCCAGTCCCCCGTCAGCATCTCGTAGGCCGTCCCGCAGCCCGCGGCGAACTGCCGGGCCTCGTATTCCATGAACGGGACGAACGACGTCGGAGCGCCCTGCGGATTGCTGAACGACACCTCGTCGGCCGGGCCGAGGTACTGAATCATGCCGGGGACGATGTCGCGCTGCTTCTTGCCGTCTGCGTCCGTCACGACGCCGGCCGCTTCCATTTCGGCGAAGATCTCTGAATCACTGCGAACGAACGCCGCCATGCAAGCGCCGATGTTATTGCGTTCCAACTCCGCGGATGCGTACTCTTCGGCGTTCTTGAGTCGCTTCGTGCCCACCTGCATCCGCGGGAAGCCGCGGTGCTGCCCTCGCTTAACGCGAGCGTAGTGGTGGAACATCCGGAATTGGCCGTTCTTCAGCTTCTTGGGGTAATAGGTCCACGACTCTTTGATCTCAAGCGTGTCGACCGGATGGCTGTCGCGGACCCAATAGCCGATAGCGCGGCCGTCTTTGAGTTGCACGCCCATTCGGACGTTCACGTCGCCCTCTTTTCCGGGCGGGGTACTCACGCGATCGGGCTCAATCACTTCGACTTTGAGCGTCGTCGGCGCGAAGGGATCGTATTCGTCGCCGATCAGCACAAACCACTCGCCGCGAGATTCCCAGTCTCGCTGCATTTCGTGCTGGATTTCCCACAGTGCCTGGCCGTCGCGACCAATGCACTCGGCGGTTCGTTCCCAATTCAAGCGAAGCGTCTTGTTCCACTGCTTGGCCTGCTGGGGGGTGATCGTGCCGTCGTCGTCGGCTCCAATTTCCGGGTCGATCGCCATGCCGCAGCCAGCGACGCGAATCACCCGGCCTTCCTGGTGAGCGACGGCCATTTCGTAGTTCTTGAGAGCCGAGTCGGCCCGCTTAATCATCGTCGGCCGGTCAGCTTCCAAGGCGGAGTCGGCTGATAGTTGGCTGGTCAGCCAGCTATGGCCGTCGCGTGACTGCTCAGCCGACTCAAATCCACCGCCCGAAAGAGCATCGCGGCGGCGACTGGCGGCCCGTTCGATGTCCTCTTTCATGCTCTCGGCGTACTCACGTCGCAGCCGAGCTGCAGCACGGCGGTTGCCGCGCTCCGGGCTCACCGCGTCGATAACGCTGTCGCAAGATTTTGAGAACCAGCCCATTACGTTCGCGCGTGCCGAGAAAGGACCGTGGTAGTTACGACTGATTGCTTTCGGATACGGCGTTCCAAGTCATCCCGCAGCTTCAGCAGCTCACTAAGATTCGCCCGCGTGACCGTCTTGCCGCGAAACGTGCTGCTGCTGAACACCGTCAACTCAGCAATCGCCTGCTTGCACAGCGCCAATAGCTCGGCGTCCGTGTAGTCGACGGCGGTCAGCTTCGTGGCCATGCCCTAACGATAGGGCAGAAAAGAGAGTTGCCGCGGATGCTCCGTACCAGAACTGGTACGAGTATTACGCTTGCCGTTCGCCGCGCTGCGGTGCGTACCGCAGCGGCACAACCTGCTGATTCTGCTCTGGGCGGCAGCGGCAGGTGTTGCAGTGAAGGTACTTAATCCGCACGCCGGACGACTGTATTGCTCGGCTGCAATAAGCCACCAACCTGCCGACGCAGGTGCCTCGCGGGCAGCGGTCGCCGCTCTGGGGGCCGTGGCCGTTGGTGAGAGCGATGCTCAAATGCCAGCCCTCGCTTTCTTTTCGGCTGGCTCGGGGGGCTTAATCTCCGACCGATCATCGCTGTACTTCACTACCTCGT